ACTCAGAAGAACCTCAACGCGACCCAGAAAGTGGGCGTATTGATTCTGGATGGGTACAACTTCAAAGATTGAAAATAGATGCTAAAAAATGGGAACTAAGTAAATTAAAACCTAAGAAATACGGTGATAAAATGGACTTAACAAGCGATGGAGATAAAATAGTATCTAACACTTTGCAAATAGAAATAATTAAACCAACAAATGATTAAAGCTACTACCGTATTTGAGCAGAACTATTCCGCTTTAAATTCGGGTAAATATAAATACATTATAAATTCAGGGTCTTCTCGTTCGAGTAAGACCTTTAGTATTTTACAGTTGTTTTGGCTTTTAGCATGGTCTAACAATAGAATTAAATTAGCTGCTTTTAGAGTTACTAAAAAAGACTGTAAAGATACTATCTTACAAGATATGCTTAAATATTACCCCACATTACAAAATTGGGATAGAGTAGTTTATAATAAATCAGAATCATATTTTACATTTCCAAACGGTTCTCAAATTTATATTGAGGGTACGGATGACGAATTGAAAGTAATGGGTTATCATTCAGATTACCTTTGGTTTAATGAATTCTATAAGCTATCTAAAGAAACATTTGACCAATTAGATATGAGATGCTCTAAGGCTGTATTTATGGACTACAATCCAGTTGGTAATCATTGGGCTGATAGTGTAATGAAACGAGATAACGCTATAGTAATACACTCTACTTTTAAAGATAATCCTTTTATACCCATTGAACAAAAAAAGAAAATACTATCATACGAACCTACAGAATACAATATAAGCCAAGGGACTGCAAATGATTATAACTGGCAAGTATTCGGGTTAGGCTTAAAAGCAGAAAAACAAGGACGTATATACAATTGGAAAACTATTAATTACTTTGAATACTTAAAGATTGATAAAGAAGTTTATTATGGTTGCGATTGGGGGTTAGTCGACCCTTTTGCAATAGTTGAGGTTAAATACCACGACGGTAATTTATACGTTCACGAATTAAATTATAAAAGCGAAAATGAAATAAGGCGTACATTAACCACAACTGAAAACCACCAGATAAACGCTCATGAAGACGAAGGTCTAGTAAGTTGGATGTTTACTAAATTGCATATTCCAAAAGATAAAATGATTGTTTGTGATTCTAACAGACCTACTAAGATAGTAGCTTTAAGGCGTTCAGGTTGGGAATATGCAATTTCTGTAGGTGGTAAAACAAAGTTAATTGATAGAATCGGTACTATGCAGTCTTTAAATGTTTACTATACTTCTACTTCAAAAAACCTTGAATTTGAACAGGAAAACTACTCATACCAAAAAGATAGATTTGGAGTAACTTTGGAGCAACCTGAGGACGGAACGGATCACTTAATTAATGCAACTGAGTATATTACACAAAAATTATTTGAAATGAATATAATTAAAAATATTTAGTATCTTTGTCGTATGGGATTTAATTTTAATATAGGATTCAATAATACACCTCAAGTAATTGAGCGTGATTCGAGCGGAAATATATTCTTTGAAATGTTTTCTGGTAACTCAGCTAATAAATTTAAAAGCGATAAACAAAAGATAGATACTGTTTTATCTAACCCTGCAGTACTAAAAGTATTCGCTTTGAATTGCGATTTATTTAGCTTAGGTAAAATAAATAATTCAACCACTATAGACTTCTTATACACTCAAAGAAAAAAGCCGAACTTTAAGCAGAACTGGACTCAGTTTCTTTGGGATTATATGTTTTTTAATCAATTAGGTACTGCATATCTTTGGACACCTAACAACCGATTAAATGAAACTTCACCTATTCAATGGCTTAATCCTGCTAATATTGAATTTGATAGCACGTTAGTAGATAAGATAAATGCTTTAATACTATCTAATATTACATTTAAAGACGTTTTAAAGGGTACAATTAGATATAATAATGGAAATACAACCAAGTTAATTCCACTATCTGAAATAACGCCTTTTTATGACCTTACTAACTCGGTAAGTGATAACGCTTTTAAAGGGGTTAGCCGTTTAGATGCTTTGTACAAGATTGTAACCAATTCAGAAAATGCCTTAGATGCAAAAGGTATAAATCTTGAGTTTAGCCGTAAATTTATTGCAAGTTCTAAAAGTGAAAGTTTAGAATCGGTTAATATGACCAACGAGGAAAAGCAAAGTATTGAGGGCGTAGTTAGAAGTAATAAAGATGTTCACGCTATTAAAAAACCAATAGATATAAAAAGGTTTGTTGATGATATTGCACGACTTAAACTAGACGAATGCTTTTATAATGACTTCTTTATGATTGGTTCCATGTACGGAATCCCTAGAGATGTTTTAGAAGCTAATATTAAAAGTAGTACTTACGAGAATCAAGAAAAGGCAATTAATAGACACGTTGAATATGTTCTTAAACCAAAAGGTCAAAATTTAACCGATTCATTAAGTGAATTGTTTAACTTTACAGACTTGTTTATGACTTGGGAACATTTAGCATTTAACCAAGTATTTGAAAAAGAACGTCAAGAAGTAATTAGATTGAAGTTAGATAATAAAATATTAGCCGATGCTAACAATATTAAAATAGATGAATTATGAAAGATTGTTGTAAAGAGTGCGGAGAGGGCAAAGTATGCGCGTCCGAACTAAAAGAAGCTAAAAAGAAAGAACTTAATAAAATAGTCCTAAAAGATGGAGATAAACGAGATACTAAAAAATAAAGACGAGGTTATTGCTATTAAAAAGGCAGTAGTTAAACACTCTGATTCTGTTTGTACTTTACCGATTAAAGACGTATCTGAAACTATTAAACTAGCTTTAGACGGAGAAGAAAGTACATTTAAAAGAGTAATTGCTAATACTTACTATTGGTTAGATTCTCACGGTGATGTACACGTTAAAGGATGTTTTACTAAGTCAATTAAAGAAAGTAAAATATTTCACTTTGATAACCATAATCACTCATTCGCTTCTAAAGTAGGTAATGTTAAGAGTGTTAAAGAAGTAGCCTTTAAATGGTCTGATTTAGGTATTGATAAAGAGGGTAAGACTATTTGTGTAGTTGGGGAATCTGAACTAATTGAAGATTATAACTGTCAAGTCTTTGACGCTTATAAGAATAACGAAATTACTCAGCATTCAGTTGGAATGGTTTATGTTAAGTTAGATTTAGCAATAAACAACCCTCAAGAAGTTGAAGCTTACAAAGTATGGAGTGAAATATATCCTTTATTGGGTAATCCTGAAGAAGCTGATAAAATGGGTTATTTTTGGGCTATTAGAGAAGCAAAATTAAAAGAATATAGTTGTGTGTTATGGAGTGGTTCTAATACTCTTACGCCAACTTTAAGCGATAAATCGGAAGCCGAGCCAATCACTACCGAACCTGAGCCAGTTATCGAAACTACTCAAAAACTGAACGAAAACGAATTTAAAAATCTATTAAACAAATTTTAAACTATGATTACAAAAGAACAATTAGACGAATTAACCGCAAAGGTTGAGTCTTACAAAGCGCAAGATGTAGAAGTAACTGCATTAAAGGCTGAAATTGAAGCGTTAAAAGGAGCTGAAACAATCGAGAAAGCAGACTTTAACGCACTTCAAGAACAAGTAAACCAATTAAAAGAAGTTGGTAAAAACGAAAACAAAGTGGAATCTATGTTAGAAACTATCAAGGCGAACCGTGAGAAAATTAACGGAGCTACAAGAGAAAAAGGTAATGGTCAAGTATTTGAAATGACTGTAAAAGCAGATACTTTAAGAGCTTCTGTAACGAATAACCCTTACGCTTTAGACTTAAACGACATCGGGCAATTAGCTACAAGACGTTTAACTGTTTACGATTTATTCCCTAAATTAAGCGTACCTATGAACGCTAATGGAGTGGTTCGCTATGTAGATTGGGATGAAGCTACAAAAGTAAGAGCAGCCGCTGCAGTTGCTGAGGGTGCAGTTATTCCAGAAGCTACAGTTAAATTCGCTACTTACACTTTGAACTTACAAAAAGTAGGTGTTACAGTTCCAGTATCTGAGGAGTTCGCTTATGATGATAACCTATTGATGCAAGAGGTTCGTAATTTCTTATTAGGTGACGTAGCTTTGAAAATTGATACTGATTTAATCTCAGGGAATGGAACTGCTCCAAATATTAAAGGTCTTACAGCTTCCGCTACTGCTTATACAGCTGCTGCAAGTGGTATTACAGATGCTTCAATCTATGACTTAATTGTAGACATGAAACGTTCTATTACTGTTAGTGGTGGTTCTAAATATGCTCCTGACTTTATCTTAATGAACATTGTCGACATTAACAAAATGTTGCTTAAGAAAGACGTTAATAAACAATACGTAGCACCTCCATTTGCTCAAGGTGGTAACGGTGTTTCTGAGTTAATCATTTCAGGCGTTAGAGTAATCGAATGTAACTCTGTAACTGCTAATACTGCTATTCTTGGGGATTCTCGTTATGCTAGAATCTATGAGGAAGCTGGTTTTGTTGTAGGTATGGGTTATGATGGTGCAGATTGGTCTTCTGATATGATGACTTTGAAAGCTAGAAAACGTCTTAACTTATTAGTTAGAACGGCTGATGCAACAGGTTTTGCAAAAGTAGCTTCTATTTCTGCAGCTTTAACTACATTAGCTACATAGTAGTATGGTAAAGGTAGAGTTTATAGAAGACTTTGCTGGAAAAAAGAAAGGCGATGTATGGGAGTGTGACTCCCTACTCGCTTCTCAATTAGTACGCATTGATAAAGTGGCAAAGTATTACGAACCAAAAACAAAGAAGTAAATGTATTTAATTGACGAAACATATTTTATAAAAGAATTAAGCGTTCCAAATATTAATGAAATGGACGCTGATAATCTTACTATCTTAACGCAATATGTGGACGAGTTCGCTCGAAAACTGCTAAAAGATGCTTTAGGATATGATTTGTTTAAAGAATTAGATACTAACATCACTAGCGGAGTTCTTAACGTAGGAGCGCCTCAAAAGTGGCTTGATTTGGTTAATGGTTGCGAGTACACAAAAGACGGAAAAACCTATAAATGGAATGGTTTAATTTTTACCGAAGGTTTACATAAATCTTCATTACTTGCGAAGTTCGTTTTTTACCATTGGTTAAAAGATAACGTTACCACAATTACAGGAACAGGAGAAAAAAGCATAAAATCTGTAAACGCTGATTCTGTTAATTCTAATCAAAGATTAGTAACTGTATGGAATGATTTTGTATCTGAATATCAAGGAAGTAATACACGTTTTCCAACTGTTTGGTATAAAGGAGCTACAAAAGTAATTGATTGGTTTGGAAGTGGAGAAAGTTTTGGATATGTAAGTTTAATTCAATTCTTAACGGATAATGAAACTAACTATTCAGATGCTACTTTAATTACTTATTCACTTCAAAATCAATTTGGTTTATGATAGTAGTAGAAGAACACTTAAAGAATATCTTTGACCAATTACCACTTATAAAAGGGTTTAAACCTAAATTTAACTGGGGAAGTCAAGATACTTTAAATTTGTACCTTTCACAATTAAAGCAAACCAATAAATACCCTTTGATTTGGTTAGTTGAAAGTCCTGATAATATCGGAATGTACTCAAAGACTATTGAAAAATCGGTAAAATTAATCATTGCTAAACAATCGGTTCACGTTACTAATACTAATCCCATCATTTGGGAAACTGAATTTAAGGAGGTTTTAAACCCTCTTTTAGAGAATGTGATAAAAGCGTTAGAACGTAGCACAATAACCGAAATAAAGGACAGTAAATACAAAATTCAAAGGATTACAAACTATTCAGAAGATAATGGTAAGAATGCAAAAACCATTGATAATTGGAATGTAATAATCTTAGAATTAGACGTATATTTCAAAGAGAATTGTTTAAAACAAATTAAATTTTAATAAATAAAAAATTATGCCATTATTAACTGACATCGTAAATTCTGTAAATTGCTCAGCAGCTTCTTTTTTAGGAACTGGATTGAAGCATTGTAAAACAGATATTAAAAGAGTAACAACTCTAGGACTTATCGAGCGTGGTCTTATTTTCGATAATGCTGAGGGTCTTAATTTAGCTTACATTCAAGAGCTACAACAACAAAACAAACTGATTATATTACAGGGAGTTGTTGAAATGAATGATAATACTGCGGAAGATACTATTATCACTCGTGCAGGTTCAGGAGAAAAGATTGTAGCAGGTAAAAATCCATACGAATACACAGCAGTATTTGATAACGGATTGAACTTTCACAAGGCTTTAACTTCTTTGAGTTCACACCGTCAATTTGACTTGATTATGTGGGATTCTAAAGGTGACGCTATTTTTACACAAAACAAGGCAGGAGCTTTTAAAGGTTTCACGCTTGGGATGTTTGAAAATGGTAAATACACTATGAGTAACGGGGCGGATGCTTCTTCTCAATCTGTAACTTTCCAAATGGTTAACCGTTTAGAATTTGACGAAAGAGTTAGCTGGGTAATTTCTGAAAACTTAGATTATAACGCTCAGGAAGATTTAGACGGTATTAATGATGTTGCTTTTACGTTTAAAACTTTTGCGGCCGGAACTTCATTAACTTTCAAAGCAGTATCTGTTGCGGATAATAAGCAAATTTCATTAAGTGGATTGCTTAAAACTGACTTACTTTATACTGTTGATGGGGTGGTTACTACAATTACTACTATGACCGAAAGCACAACCGAAGCAGGTCTTTACACTTTAACCGTGCCAGCCTTTATAGTTGGTAAAGTATTAAAGTTAAAAACTTGGAACACTACTCTAATGAGTAACGCTATCAAGCTATCAGGAGTACTTTACGAAAGTAATTTAGCTACTGTAACCGTAGTATAGTAATTTTCAATTCAATAACTAAAAGCGCATCATAATAGGTGCGCTTTTTTTTGTACTTTTGTTATTATGAGAACTGTAAAAGATTATATGGACTTTGTTAAGAATGTGCGGGATAATATACCTCAGCAAACTAGCGGTATTATTAACCGAAACAAAGCCGAAATAATAGAGCTAAACACTAAATCACAACTTTACGCAAAAGGAGAAGATAGCTTAGGACTATCTTTAAAGCCTTATTCTGTATTTACGATTGAAATTAAGCAGTTACTAGGGCAACCTTACGATAGAACTACATTAAACTACTCAGGAGCGTTTTATAATGGTTTTTATTTAACAGTAGATGAAACTAACCTAGTATTAAATTTTAACTCTACAGATAATAAAACACCAGACTTAATAGGTAAATATGGGCGTAATATATTTGGACTTAATTATGATAACCAACAAAAACTAAATTATGAAATTATCCTTCCTGAATTGGAAAAATACATCCGTCAATATTTATAGAAAGTGCGATGAAATGCCACTTTGGAACTTTCAGAAGTACTTAGAAACAAATGAACTAAAATACTTTACAAAGGAATTAAAAGAAGTTAAAGGGCTTGATATTGTAATGAATGACTTTTTTATCGAGTACTTAGAATTGACTAAAAATAATTCTGTATTCCGTAAATTCTCAAATATTTACAAGTTAATGAAGTTGGAAGGTAAATATAAATGTATTGTTTTATTAACTAACTCTTTATACAATTACGATATTAAATACGGAATTGATACTTTTAATAATTTAGTTGCTGAATTAGATAAATGGGGTTATAAAATAGACGTTAAAGGCGATATATTCGAGCAATTGGAAACTATTAACCAAAGAAATAGAGTGTTAGAAACTCAAATAAATACTTTGCAAATAGAGTTGAAAAAGGACGATAAAGAAGAAAGTCAAAGTATAGAAGCTCAATTAATTTCAGTTAGTCGTATCTTAGAACTAAATTACAAATTAAACGCAAAAGATATTACAGTAATGGAGTGGGTGGAGTTACAAAAGCAAGCAGAATTAACCATAAAAAACCAAAAGAAAAATGGCAAATAGTATAGACTTAATTGTAAGTAAAGAAGCTCAGGCGGGTCTTGATGCTTTATACAAATCACTAACCAAAACACACGAAGAAGTAGTAGCTATTTCAAAACTACAACTTTCTTTTAATGGTGGTTCTAGTCCTAAATCGGTAACGGATTTAAACGCTAAAATAAAAGACCAAACTAAAATACAGGCGCAATTAGAAAAGCAAATTGAAAGAAATAGATTAGCCGAAATAAGACTTCAACAAGCTAGAGAAAAAGCATTTGATAAATATACTGCTCAATTACAAAAAGAGGAAGCTAAACTTAACGCTTCTGTTCAAATGTACAATAAGGTACAGGCTAAACTTAACGCTTTAAATGCTGAATATAAGAATTTAGCAATACAAAAGGAATTAAGC